ATGCGAATTTTTACACGGATCAGCAGCTAACAGATTACATTAATTCCGCACGGGAACGTCTTGTGCGTGATACTGGCTGTCTGCGAACGATTCAGGTTATACAAACACCCCCTCCTCCAGCTACAACCATTGGTGGAATTACCGCAACTGCACCTACACCTTGGTTAGCCAATACTTATTATGCTGCTGGAACATTTATATTTAGTAATATTTACACCTACCAAGTCACAACGGGTGGCACGACAGGCAATTCTGCGCCACCGTATCCACTAAGTTCTGGTAGCACATTTAATAATTATCCACCAAGTACTGAGTTTTTAAACGGTACTTGTGGTTTGACGTATGTAGGAAACGTTGAGCAAATACCTTTCTCAACCTTACCTCAAGGTCAACAAACCTTAGATATTCTTAACATTAACTTGTATTGGGGTAATTCTCGTGTGCCATTGGACTATTTGTCCTGGTCAGACTTCAATGCAAGGCTAAGATTCTGGCAAAACTACATTGGTAGACCTTGCTGTTTCTCTGTATACGGTCAAAATACGATTTATATCGGTCCTATTCCAGATCAAATCTATCAAATTGAAATGGATACCGTTATTTTGCCGTTACCATTAAGTTTGAATACGCCTACGGTCAACGATACCATTCAATCGCCTTATACAAGCCCTGTACAGTTCTATGCAGCGTATTTGGCTAAGTTCTATGAGCAATCGTTTGGTGAATCTGAGATTTACAAGCAACAATACGCTGCACAAGCTCAATCTGTACTGAATTCGGTCTTCACACGAAGAATTCCATCTCCATATAGCAATATTTATTGATATGGCAGCGGCAGAGCAGAAAAAATCGTATCAAGTAGTCAAAACCTTTAGGGGAATTGATACTCAAGCTAACCGCACAGCTATTAAAGAAGATGAGTTTTCTTGGTTAGAGAATGCTCAACCTATTGGTTACGCTAACCTAAAGATCATTCCTAACTACAATACTGTCACGATAGCCAATACTGCTGTTACGTGGGCAAATACTGCCACGACTTTAACTTCTGGAAACGTTAAATTAAAAGATTATGTGATTGCATTCCAGGCAGATGGAAGCGCACAGTATTACAACGCTACAGATGGCACAGAGGGTGTTGTTGCTAGTGCAGGTACATTTAGTGGTGCAGGAGTACAAACCGCACAATGGAAGAACGACAGAATCTTAATTCTTGATCCATCTAAGGGTTATTTCTCTTGGGATGGCAATAATGTTGTCAATATTGGTTCTGTAGGCGTTATTGCGGTTACAAATGGCGGTTCTGGCTATGTCAGCCCAAGTGTCACAATTGGTGCGCCTGGTGCAAACGGTACACAAGCCAACGCTGTGGCAACCGTATTGTCTGGTGTGGTTGAAACTATCTCTTTGGTTGATGCGGGTTCTGGATATAACCCTGCAAGCCCACCTAGCGTCACAATTAATGATGCGTCAGGCACAGGTGCAACCGCTATTGCAGGTGTAGTGACATTTGCGACAGGTACAGCCTCTGCTGTGGTGGTCACAGGCGGTAAAGGATATACAAACGCTGCAAATACCGTTGTGTCGTTCTCAGGGGGTGGTGGTTCAGGTGCTGCTGGTACTGCCATCCTAGCTGGCGGTCAAGTAACGGAAATTGTGATCACGAATCCAGGTTCAGGCTACACAAATGCAGCCAACTTGGTGGTGACCGTCTCAGGTGGAGGTGGAACAGGTGCAGTACTTAAAGGAATTGTTAACTCTGATTCGAACGTTGGGATTGCGTCTTTTTCAGGGCGTGTGTGGATCGCTGCGGGTAGGACTATATATTACTCTGCTGCTAATTCCTACACTGATTTTACTTCTGTTTCTGCTGGCAGTTTTGTTTTAACAGATGAAACCCTACATGGAAACATACAGCAGATTTTATCTGCCAATAACTTCCTGTATGTATTTGGCGATGATTCAATTAATGTTATCTCAAACGTTATTGTTGACAGCAACGGCATTACGATTTTCACGAATACGAACGTATCGGCATCTGTAGGGTCAAAAAGACCGTATACGATCTTCCCGTATTTCCGTTCTGTGCTGTTTTTGAACGATTATGGCGTGTATGCACTTGTTGGTAGCACGACAACCAAACTATCAGACCCTTTAGACGGTATTTTCCCTAATATCGACTTCACATACCCGATTTATGCAGGTCAAGTGCTGCTGAACAACATTTTGTGCGCTGCATTTAACTTTAGATACTATGATGCGATATTTACTAAGTCATATCGCTATATTCAGGCTGTTTTCTTTGAAAAAAAGTGGTTTTTGACTTCTCAAGGCGATAATCTGACATATATCACTTCTGTCCCGCTAAATGGTGTAATTACGCTCTTTGGAACGGATGGAAAGACTTTATATCGCCTATATCAGTCTGCTACAACGCCTATCACCAGTAGGATTCAAACTGCTTTGCTTCCGATGGGCGATCCTATCAGAACAAAACAGGCGTTAAAGATCGGTATAGAGGCTACAGCATCAAATTCTAGCGTAGCAGTACTCAATACTACGGTAGATAATGAAAATCGGTCTAGCAGCCCTTATACGCTTACAAGTAGTGCGATTTGGCAAAACAATTCGTTGCAAACAATTCCTTGGAGCAACAATTCAGGTGTAGTGATCGGATGGGGCAATACCGGGTACAACTTGTACAAAACGGATGCTCAACAGTATGGTAAATACCTTGGAATAACGGTAACATCTGTATCACCTGAATTTGTTATCAACGGCTTCCAATACGAACATGAATTAAGAGTGAGGTTCTAGTGACTAAACCTGTTTCCAGCGTAGCCAATACATTTGCAACAGCAGGGTCAACTATCCCACTGTCGTACTTGGATGCTGACTTTTCACAAATTATTGGTTACTTAAATGATCTAAATCTTTATAGTAACTACACAACGGATGTAGGTACGCCTAACGTTGTGGTGTTGAATTTCCCAAGTGGGATTACAAGTAGCTCAATTAGCACAGGTACGCAGCTTTTATTTAAGGCTTCTAACTTAAATACGGGTGCAACGACATTAACGGTTCAAGTTAATTCTGTCACGATTGCAGCGGCTCAACCGATTGTTAATGAAGACGGTGGCGCATTAAGCGGTAACTCATTATTAGTAGGCGGTATTTATTCCGTTACGTATTCAGGTTCAAACTGGATATTAGGCGGTGGTGGATCAGGTAGTGGTGGCGGTGCAAGTGCAAATGGATGTATTTATCAGAACAATACAAACATTACGTCAAACTACACAATGTCCACAGGTACAAATGGATTTAGTGTAGGTCCTATTACGATTGCATCAGGCGTAACGGTAACTGTCCCAAGCGGTCAGCGTTGGGTTGTGCTTTAAGGAAAACAAATGGCATACGGAACATTAAATGTTGATTCAGTCAGCACAAGTAGCGGTCAAATACTTGGTGCTGGTAACGCTACAGGATTCAAGAACCGCATTATCAATGGTGCGATGACGATTGACCAGAGGAATAATGGCTCTCAATTTACTACGGGTACAGGCACAACTATTTACACGCTAGATAGATGGAATGCTATTTATGCCCAAACCTCTAAGTACACGGTTCAACAAAATGCTGGATCGGTAACGCCCCCGGTTGGATTTACTAATTATCTTGGCGTAACCTCATCATCGGCATACTCTGTTGGATCAAGTGATTATTTTTCAGTTAGAGAAATAATTGAGGGATATAACGTTGCTGATTTGGCTTGGGGTACTGCAAATGCAAAACCTGTAACGCTATCGTTTTGGGTTTATTCTAGTTTGACTGGTACATTTGGTGGCGCATTTGTAAACGGTTCTGAAAATCGTTCATACCCATTTAGTTATTCTGTTCCTTCTGCAAATACTTGGACATACATTACGGTATCAATTGCTGGTGATACAACGGGAACTTGGGCAACAAACAATTCAGCAGGACTACAAATACGTTTTGGTTTAGGCGCAGGTTCTACATTTTTAGGTACAGCCGGTGCTTGGGCGGCAGGAAACTACATTCAACCAACTGGAACAGTCAGCGTAGTTGGCACTAACGGTGCAACTTTCTACATCACAGGCGTACAACTAGAAGTAGGCTCAGTAGCAACATCATTTGATGTGCGTGACTATGGGCGTGAGTTGATATTGTGTCAGCGTTATTACATTCGTTATAAGAATCAATCCCCAGCTGGTTACGTTCTTGTTTCTACGGGAAGAACAATTAACACAACTTATGGCGATACTTTCTTTTCAACGCCTGTTTCTATGCGAACAGCACCTACATTGAATTATTCTGCTTTAAGTGATTTTCAATCTGCTTATGGAACAGCAACCGCTATTTCTTTTGAGCAAACCGCTGCGCCTTTTACAACAATGGGTATATACGTATCGCCTTCTTCTGGTTCTGGAAGCAATCAAGTACAAATATTGCAATTTCAAAATGTGAATACCACAACAGCATTTATTGATTTCTCTGCGGAGTTATAAAATGTATAAGTTAGTTAAAACGGGAAATGGACAAAACATTAACCTTGTAGGAACAAACATTCATATACCCGAAAATTTAGACAATGCAGATTATCAAGCCTATTTAAAATGGGTTTCTGAAGGCAACACGCCCGAACCCGCTGAAGGCAACACACCTGAACCCGCAGGAGCATAAGACATGGCATCCAGTATAAATGCAAGCACATCGGCAGGATTGGTATCTACTGCTGATCTAAGCGGTGTGCTTCAACTACAAAGTAACGGTACAACGATTGCAACGATTAGCTCTACTGGTTTGCAGACCAACGTAGGTGCTCCTGCTTTTAGTTATTACGCAACTACTACTACAAGTTGTGCTGCGGGAACAAATACAAAAGTAAATTTTGCAGGTAAAAATTTTGATACTGCTAACTGTTTTAGTAATTCTCGATTTACGCCAACAGTAGCAGGATATTATCAAATAAATTGTTCCCTTCGGATGGAAGGCATAAACAATTATCAAGCAATTTTATATTTAAACGGATCAGCGGCGGTTGGTGGTAACAATCCTCAAGTTGGTTCTTTCTGTAATACGGTATCTGCTCTTTTAT